TGCTACGTAACGTAGTGCCTTAACACCTTGGTTAGCTGTAATTTGAGCCATACCAACGCGCATAGAAGCGACCATTACACGAGCTTGCTCTGCAGCTAACTCTTGTGTGTCGATGCGTAGACCACGCTGAGCACCAACTAAGAAGTTAGGAACATAAACTGCATAAGCAGCAATGTTTGTTAGAGCTGTGTTAGTACCTGTTGCACGAGCAGCAAGTTCACCTGTGGCGATAACTGGAGAACCAGCTAACATACCAACTTGACCAGTGATAACAGTAGCTAGAGGACCAACTTTTTCCATTGTCATGAATGTTGTGTCTTCTAATAGATCGTAGTATGTGTCGTTGTTAACGATGTATGCTACGTCTGCTGGGTCGATACCGTAGTTACCTAGTTGTGCACGTAGGCCACGTAGTTTAGCAATGCTTACAGCACCGTTAGCTACAGTTTGTAGTAGGGCAGCGTTAGTACCAGAGCTACCAGCACGGTTAGATAAACCGCTGATAGGTACTGTAGAGCCGTCACCTGTTAATAGTGCACCGTCAATTGCTTTAGCGCAACGACGAACCATAGCGTCACGAATCATAGGTAGAAGAATTAGTAAAGAATCTTCTTCTTCTTCGTATCCAACATACTCTTTTGTCGCTACTTTGTAAGCGTTTAGAGTAACTTCGTTTAGCTTGTGAGCAACTGCTGAACCACCAGAACCGGATTCTAGAGTAGTACCACCGCTGAATGCTGTAACCCAGCTTGCAGATCCTACTTCAGGATTTACTGGGATGCTCATTACGTTGGTCTTCATTGGTACTTGACGGAATAGAGGAGCGATTACTAGCTTACGGCGTAGTGCTTCTTCCATTGTCAATTGAACTTCTAGTTCCCATGGTGTAGCATTTGGAACGTGAGCAGCTGAGGACTTCTCTAGAAGTTGACGACCAAATTTAGTTTGATCAACAGACTTACCTAGAATTGTAGAAAGCATAACTGCCTTCTCTTTTTCGTCATAAGAAACTGCGTCAGAACCAGACTTGTCGCTGAACTGCATTTTAGACTTCTGAATTGCTGCGATTTCAGCAGACTTTTCAGCTAGAGCAGATTGTAGGCTGTCTAGAACTTGCTTAGTTGTTTGTTGTTGCTCTTCGAAACGCTTCTCAACTTCAGCTAATAGGCGCTCTGCACCGCTTTCGCCGTTTTGAATTGTTGGAGCAGAAGCTTCTACAGCTGCTTTTACGCGAGCTTGGATACGTGCTTCTAGGGCTGCTTCTTCAGCTGCCTTTGTGCGCTCAATTTCTGCTTGAGCTTGTGCTGCATCTTGCATTGCCTTAGTTGTCTGTTCAACTGCGGCTTTAGCTGCGTCTGCAACCATTTGTTTGATTTCTTCTGGATTCATTTTCCATTCCTTTTGTGATAAGCCGTTTGCTTCCGTTGAGGATTCTAGCCCTTTAGCTGATTCGCTTTTGGGTGCAAACTGCGATTTAAATTGATTATACTCATCGGCATTATTAAATGCCTTAGACAAACTAAATAGAGTATTTTGATTAGCAGGTACTGAAACTACGGAAATTTCCACTAGTTCTAGTTTCTTGATAACAAATAACTCGGTTGCAGCATTATATTCAGCATCAAGAACTCTGAATCCAACGCTAAATGCGGTTAAAACCCCATCTTTTACTAAATTGTAAATATCAGCTGCCGCTGAAATTCTTGCTTTAATCCATAAACCAGTACTATCTATCCTGTGCTGTACCATACGCCCTACAGGATCGTCATGATCGTGTTGTGCTAATATAATAGGATTGTTTAGATAGTTCTTAAGTCCTGCTTCCCAAACGCTGGCAGGAACTACATCCCCCTGTCTATCAACATCAGTGGTACTTGCGTAACCCTCGATATAAATAGAATCACCTGGTTCATTGTTTGCAGGAGTAGCTTTAGTAAAAGTACTATTTACATATAATACTTTATTTTTATCCATATGACTCCTTATTGATTACCCGTACTGTCTTTAGTAGGGGCCCCACCTTGCGAAGGATTGGCTGCAGAACCTGCTATATTGGCGGGCACTCTTACTTGATCCAAACCTGCAATCTTTTCATAACGCAACTCTTCTCGTGCTTCGTTAGGGGTAAGAATACCACCGTTAACTAAAGTAGAGTGATAGGCTGCTATATCTTTTAATTCTGGCTGTAAACTGCTAACATTAGACGTTATTGCATCTATATCGTAGCCGAAGTATCTTTCTAGGGCAGAAGTAAACCTGCGTATAGCAGGCATAACTGTTTCTAAGTAAAATAATCTTAAGTTGGGCGATATATTTGCGTTATTTCCACCATCTAAAAGAATGGGAGGTACTCCGATTGCTTTTAAAATTTTAGAATCATGTGACTTGATAGAGTTATCAAAGTCCATGTCTTGGAAACTAGTGTTTAATAAGTTTGACGGTTTTAATCCGCTATCTAAAATCATGGGGCGTCTGGCACCATTTTTAGGATTATATTTAGCGGTCCAGCTTTGTATTGTTTTCTCTTTTGCCTGTGCACTTAGTGTATTATCACTAGTTAGCACAATTCCAGGTATGGCTCCATTTTCAAAGAAAGAGTCCTGAAAATTCTGCATCTTATACATAATCTGCATAGAGCGTGAGCACGACTCTAGTCTGCTGGCTCCACGATAGATAGACTCGCTATTTAAGTCTTTAATATG